ATTCAGTTTTTGATGTTAGCGAATCTCAATGTGAAGAAATTAAGCGCATCAGGAAAATAAACAACAAGGGCAAGGCTGGCGCTACTCTGACCCAGCGTGTGGCAAATTCGATTGCTGAGGAGCTGAGAAAAGCTGTCACCGACGGATTCGATGTTGAATCCTGTTTGACGGAGTGGGAGGACCGGGGGTGGCGAACGTTCAAATCCGAATGGATGGCCAATTCAAAAGGCAATTCTAACGGGACTGAGCCACAAGAATTTAGCGATATCACACTGCAAAATATAAACACTCTCAAAAATTGGACGCCCCCGAATGAACAATAGCGATGCAAGCAGGTTTAAATCTGAGATCGTCGGCCTTGGTGAGCTTTACGGGAAAAAAACATCTGGGGCGCTGATAAATATTTATTGGATGGCGTTTGAGTCGATCACTATTGAAAAATTTACCGAGGCTGTGCGGTTGCATGTTCTCGATAAAGATCAAGGCATGTTTTTTCCAAAGCCGGCGCATTTGCTTAAGCACATAGAATCTGAAAACGAAAAGGATTCTCAATCAGTTTCGGACAGAGCGGAATTAGCGTGGGCTTCGATTTACGGCCAGATATCCACCGTAGGCTCGTATAACTCACCCGTCATCGAGGACAAGCAAGCCCTAGCCACGGTCAAAGGTTTGGGCGGGTGGGTCGCTCTGTGCAGTCTCACAGTGAGCGAATTGGTTTGGAGGAAGAAAGAATTTTTAGGTTTGTACGACACGTATGAAAATACCCCTGTCGAAGCTTTGCCTTCGTCACTGCCGGGAAGAATTGAGCTACACGCACACAAGACCAAGGAAAAACAGAATCTTTCTAATTTGCTAACCGAGGCAAAAAAGTTTCGAGAGCGGATCAAAGATGGAAACTGAGATTACCAAACTAAATTTGCAATCGTTTGTTAACACGCTGCAAGACGAGCTAGAAAAAACGCCAAGCCTCACGGTCAACATCAAAAAAAGTTCAGACACTGGAAATTGGGGTATGTCGAGATTGTGGCGAGCTTGGATGCAAGAGACCGCAAATTTCATGTCGAGAAATGGCGTAACCATGCCGTTGATGATCAGCAGCACGGGAGAGACCTGGGGAAAGCGGCCATTTAACAAAGACGACGCACACGCCCTATTTAGCTCTCAGTGGCTCGGAACGGACGGGAAGGGGGATAGGCTAAGTTGGAGCAGAAAAGGCCGTGACGGGCTTCGTGCGGCGTCTAAGGGGGAAAGATTCGACGCTCTGAGGAAACATGAGGCGTGGGCGATAGAAAAAGGGGTTATTTTGATAAATCCTAGAGATTCTGAATATTTCAAAATGAGTCAGGAGGGGAACTATTGAGAATCGAAGGACCGTACCCGAAGGAGTTAATCAACAGAGAAATCTACCCCAAATTTTATTACTGCAAAAGAGGGGTAAGTGATCGCGACTGGATGTTGTCCAGAATGTCAGTTATCCCGAAGGATCGAAAAAAGGAGGTTTCTGATAGGTACACTAAATTATTTTTAAGCGGTAAATCGTCGGCCAGAAAAGACGCCAACACGTATTTACACAATGAAGCCGTAAAGTTTAGGGAGCAAATAAATGGTAGATAGATTAGTAAACAGATTGAGGGGTCAATACGGGATTGGTCCGGGTAAAGAGTTCGGCACGCGATCATTCGCTGATTTTGTGCCGCCGATTTCACTTGAAGCTGCAAATAGGATCGAAGAACTTGAAGCAATGCTAAGGAAAAAGATGGATTTAATAAAATGTGGGATTGCCGTGAATTATTCGGGCAGCCCGTATGAGAATGAACTTTATACAGAAGCCAGTAAATTACTAGAAGAAATAACCCAGCTATAAACAACGAGGCTTAGCGACATAAACTTATTTTATTAATTATTGGAGATTGAAATGGAATCAAAACCAAGAAGAGCAAATGTTAAATTAACAAGAACGGTAACGGAAATAGCAATTGTGCTGCTAGACAAAGAAGGCAACGTTGAAGAATACGAAGAGTTGCAAGAAGAGCTTAATTATGATGGTTGCATTGTTACTGACATCAGAACTGTACTGTCAGTGCATAGTTAAATTTAACTAGAGGTTAATATGGACGAACTAAGAAGACAGCTTACAGAGTTAATTGAAATGTGGGGTGAAGTTGCTCACATGGGAAATATTGACGGATCAATGAAAAGAGAATCAGCGGTTAGGCATGATTGCATGAATGATCTAGAAGAAATTTTGAACGGTAATTATGGTTGCATTGAAAGAGCAGATAAATAACTAGAGGTCACTATGGATAATTTTGAAGAAGATTTAATAGATTTATTTGGCGAAAGAATAAAAGTTGATGATGAGTTTGCTAAGCGGATCTACGCTGCTATTACTAACGTATATTGGCATAGCGAGTTCTTAGAAGTATTTGATACTGTAGAATCTTTTAGGTGCGCTAGTGGGTTAATCGCTGCTATTAAGGGCAAGGGGGATTATATGGACTGGTACGGCTGCGCGGCTGAAGGCTGTGTTGATGACGATATTTCTGAAGCCTTATTAGCGCGAGGATGGATACCGGAAGTTTTATAATTTTTAAATAACTAGAGGTTAATATGGAAAGGAAAGACGCGCTAGACGATTACGCAGATATGCTATTAACAGAGCAGCACCATGATCATGAAATTGTCATGGTTGACGGGCTTGCACGATGGAAAGAAAATCCCGGTGTTAGAGAAGTTGTTGATATGTGCGACCTAAATAATATGATCGAGGATATGGGAGAAAAAGGGATTGGCAAAAATGATGAAAGATATAGAAGACTGTATAGAAATATGGGCTACTCGTTGCGCGGATACTGGGAGGTGTTCTACTGGAGCGAGAATAATAAAGATGCTGAAGAGTACAGACCGCCCACTAATGAGGTGGAAGCATTGAAAATGGAGGGGTCAATAGCGATAGTATCCGCAGACATGGCATCATTCAAAAATATATCGGGCAGCGCGGAAGAAGTAGCTAGCCGAATCGTCGCAGGAATGAGAGCGCGACCACCTTGTGATGGCAAGGCAATCCCTTGATGCAGTTTAACTAGAGGTTAAGACAATTAGCAAGCACAGACGCGCCGCAAGAGTAGACACAAATCAGCCCGGCATTGTAGCCGCACTTAGAAAAATCCCTGGTGTGTCTGTAGAGACTGGCCATGACGATATAATGGTGGGCTACAAGGGCAAAACCTATTGGTTTGAGATCAAAGAGCCTTCGACTGTAAGCCCACGGACGGGACAGGTAAGGCCAAGCGAAATAAAACCCAGCCAAAAAAAACTTAATGAAGAATGGAAAGGCCATTACCAAATCGTGTGGGATATCGATCAAATCATTAAAGCAATTAAAAAAGAGTAATTTAAAATGGCTTCAACAATAAGGTCAAGGGAAGATATAGCGCGTTATATTGAAACTCAATTTTCATACAGTAAAGATGAGCGCTGGGAAAAAATGAAAGAGAAGCGGGGTGTGAGATATGGTAGATATGAGCTGAAGCAGTTGATGGATTTTATATTTGATGGAGAGCCGTTAAATGAATCAGAAATTATCAATAACCCTTCTCCGATGAAATAACGATGAAAGGAAGAACACCTAATACTGAGGAAAAGGCGTGGATGAGCGCTATCTGTGAGCTTGGGTGCATCGTTTGCCTTCTTGAGCTAAATGTGTGGACTGAATGTTGTCCGCACCATATGGACGGGAAGACAAAGCCAGGCGCACATCTAAAAACCATTGGCCTGTGTTCACGTCACCACCAAGTTTCAGGCCAGGGCTATAAATCACGCCACGGTGATGGAAAATATCAGTTTGAAACGGCGCATGGTAGCGAATATTTCCTGCTTGAGAAAACAACCGAACTTATCAATAATTAAATGACGGGCGTTATTGTGACAAGCATGTCATAATAATGTCATGACTAAAGAATACAAAAGATTAACAGTTCGACGTTTAGAGATCCTAGACGCTGCTTGTGATATTGCAAAAGAAGTGCATTATCGATCAATTAAAAGAGAAGAGCTTGCCAAGGTAGGCGGTACAGCCGAGGGAAATATAAGCAAAATAATGGGAGGAATGGAAAACTTCAAAGTTATGATTGTCAAATACGCGATAAAAAAAGAAAAAGTTGAAGTGATCGCTCAAGCAATTATGGAAAGAAACCCCCAAGTTGAGGGCTTCTCTAAAGCAAAAAAAATAAGATACTTACTAAGCGCCATCGGTTACTAATTCAAAAGTTACATTCGGCTCTAACATTAATTTAGACACCCGCTCTAGTTCGGCTTCATTAGTATTATGAATCCATTTTTTGCGGGGTAGAAGCCCCTCATCACGTTTCTTTTTTTCAGTTTTAGCCGTTCGTAAAGCGCCTTTTTTCCTAAATTCTTTGTTACTCATAATGCTTTCCACCCCCATAATCTAACGGCAGTATACACCCGCCACGCTTCCCATTTACCCATGCCGTCTTCTAGACAAATTTTCCTAAAAAGTTTATCTGCTTTTTTACGGTGGTTTTTATTTAGTACACCTTCTCGAATTAGGTCGTATAAGGCATCATGGACTAGTGAAGCTCGTATGATTTGAATTACGTCAGGATATCCGGTTGCGCCGTCCCATTCGTAGCCCTTGGCTATGTGAAGCCATCCATATTTACCTAAAGATAAGCCCAACGTAGCGACTGGAAAATCGTTGTTATGCAATCTTGAGCTGTGAATACTTGTATGAATTGAATACAGTTTAGTTAAAATATGGCCATCGCTGCTGCTTATAAACTCAATCATTCCTGTATAATCTCCCTACCGCTGTTTTAAAGATCCTAGCGGCTCTCGCTGAATCGCCCGCATTTTCTACAATATTTAGCATTTGCTCGACGTTTACGACTTCTACATGCCGCCCCCTGAGCTGCGATAGTGTTTGTACAGGATCACTACCGCTCTCTACAATAACGCCCATCTCATCAAGCGCACGGCGTGCAGCGTGGCCTTTTTTAATGTGTGCATACGCTTCATTGTGCTGGTGATCAATCATGAAGTACATTTTTTAACCCTCCATTTTGGAGCACTTTGAATAGGAATGAATGTGGCCCCTCTGGGCTTTGGTGTGTATAGAATTTTAGCGACTGTAAGCGCTATTAATAATAGTGTTACACCTGCTGTTAATATGATCATTTTATAACCTTAATTTGCTGTGCTTCATCATAATTAGTCCACCGATTTAGACCAGACTCAGAACAATACCTAAACCCGGACAAAGACATAGACTTAGACCCAGACTCAGACCAAGAGCTAGTCTTAGACCAAGAGGAAGACATGCCTAGAGTGCTATTCTCACACTCAGACTTAGACCCATACCTAGACTTAGACCTAGCCATAGACTCAACCCCAGACCTAGACCCGGACATACTTGAAGCCCAAGCACCGCACCTTTTAAGCTTTCTACGTTTCATCATAATTAGTTCCCTGACTTAGACTTAGACCAAGACATAGACCCAGACTCAGACACATCACTGGATCCAGAAACAGACCTAGACCTAGGCACAGACCCAGAAACAGACCTGGACATAGCCCCATAACCTGGCAAAGCCCTAGACCAAACCCCGGACTCAGACCAAAACATAGACTTAGACTTAGACCCAGACACAACCCAAGCTCTGGCCCTTTTAAGACCTCTACGTCTCATCATAATTGGCCCCTGACCCAGACCCAGACCCAGACCAAGACAAAGACCAAGACCGAGACCAAGACAAAGACCCAGACAAAGACCAAGACCAAGACCGAGACCCAGACCGAGACCGAGACCGAGACCCAGGCCAAGACCGAGATCCAGACCAAGACCCAGACCCAGACCGAGACCCAGACCGAGACCTAGACCGCTTTAATTTGCTACGTTTCATCATAGCGATAGGCTCCAACTATTTAAAAATGCCGTGGGATTCAATCGCTTGAATACAGACTGCCCAGCCATTCGGCATAGGCTCTGCTTTATCCCAATCCGGCGAAGTGTGAGAACCCGTGTCATAAATAATCAACGCGTTATCTAAAAGAATACTGCCACCCACAACTTCGACGACAGTACCGGTGTAAATGTAATTCATCGCGTAGAACGTCGGGCGTTTGCCAATGTATCTTAAGAATTCACAATCACCGTTTGTGCTTTGAGTCATCACGTTCATCGCTTTGATTTCGTTAATTTGATCTAATGTTAATTCGCCGATATTCATTTTATTCTCCAGTTAAATGAGGTAATGCTTTTAATGATTGAATTTTGTCGTTGATTGCTTGTACTGCCTCAGCGGCTTTAGCTTTTACTTCGTCAATGCTAGATTCAAGCTGATCTATCTCAGCTCTTACCACGTCCCCTTGGTCAAGACGTGTAAATGTAACTTCTAACGGATGAGATAAAGCCACGTAACCCTCGAATTCCAAGCCCTGATCAACCAGTGAAACTTCACTCCCCCACGATATGCTTTTATACAATCTAAGTGTTTCTGTGTATTCGTCGCTCATGATTTTGACCTTTTTAAGTGACGCCCCGGCGAACACCGAGGCCGGGTGATCCTAGTCTAATTGATCTAAGAACGAATCAAGCTCAATAGGGGTTAAGCGCTCTTCCAGCTCATCTAGCAACAAGCAAAAGAAAACATATTTAGCGGAAAACATAGCCACTTTAATTTCGTTAGTTGACATTTCTTTGATTGAATCTTTAGTCATTTTGATTTACTCTTTTAGTTCGGTTTGGGCTAATTCCCAGACCGTGAAACTATATTATCAAGTGTTAGATCTTACGTCAAGGGCTTATCTTCCCATGAGTTAATCTCTAAGCAACTAAAAGAAATTGCCTCTATTGATCCCTGTCCGTTCAGGTAATCGCAATCGATACCGGGCCAGACAGTGGAAGAATATTTGTTTCCTTCTATATAATGACTATGATTCGTCACACGCATAGTGGCTCCAAGATATCTGAACTCCCTACCTATCGGGTATAAGCTGTGGATTCTTTTCTGTAGCTCACGAATTGGGTCTTTTTCTTCGGGCTTTGGAGGCTTACATTTGGGCATAGGCGCACCGCTCGAAACTTCGGGAAGGCCAAAATCACCATCAGATTTGCCAAAAATTCGCTTAAATATGTTCATTTATTAGACCCTTTATAGTCTCGTATTTTGTCGGCTTCTATTGTTACAACCCTATCCCTAGTATGGAAATCCCAGCTGATAACCACATAATCAGAACCCAAAAAGTTAAACTTATAGTGAATCTCGCATTGTGCGGCAAATTCTTTTTCTCGGTCGGTTGCATCTTTTAGGTGTATGACTATCTTAATGTCTGGTTTTATCATGTTGTTTATTCCTTATGTGTTCTCATCACGATTCATCCATGAATTACATGGCGTGACAGCTATATGAAAGTTATCGCGGTTGCAGTGGAAAGGATCACTTGACTGCAATTGTCGGGCCTTATGAGTCGCCCATGCTGAATTAGTTTTTATTCCTTTCTCACATTTTCTAAGCTTACGTGCTCGCTGCTGCTTCTTTCTCATATCGTTTATTCCTTAGCTTATTAAGCGTTAATGTAAGGGGTTTGCTTATGCCAAATAATAGTTTTACATTCAGGGCAAGCAATCAGCTCTACAGATCCTAAGTGATGATGTTTTCTTGCCTCTGGCCTATATTTCTTGCATATAAGGCTCGCTACACCACCAGTAGCGCATATACTTAGAGCGCTCCACTCTGATATGTCTGCCCAGTATTTACACGAGGGGCATCTTTCATGCCTTCCGAATAATTCAGCCATGTCTATTCTCCGTTATGTGTGCGTCGCTACATGTTTTGTTTTGTTATGTCAGGGTCCGGATCGGTATATTTATCCCTTTTCTCTTAAAAGTAGCGCAACATCTATGGCCTGATACCACTCATTTGATGTAATACCCCATTCTTTCATGTCGGTTTTATCTGCCGGACCTTTTAGAGCTTCTTTTAGTTCACTGATGGAGTTTATTTCGTAGCATGCGCGCATAAAATCGTTCATTTGAGTAATCCTTTTTGGTTCGATCCAAGCTAATTCCTAGACCGTGAAAGAATAATAACAAGTGTTAGTGCTAACGTCAAGTATTAAGCCATATTTTTGTTAGTTTTGACGTGGAGGGTTAAATAAGGTAGCATTAATGGATGCAGATAAAAGATCAAAACCCGTCAGATTTAGCTTGTTTTAAGAGCAATTCTAGAACTCATAGCGAGCATCAAATATCAGAAATCGCAGCAAGCATAAAAGAATTCGGTTTTACTAATCCGGTCCTTGTAGATGAAAAAAACACAATCATAGCCGGTCATGGAAGGGTTGAGGCGGCCATTGGCTTGGGGTTGAGCGATATACCCACTATTGAGCTAAAAGGCCTTACAGACGTACAGGTTAAGGCGTACGTGATTGCTGATAATCAACTAGCTCTAAATGCTGGGTGGGATTTTGATCAGCTTAAAACTGAGCTTATAGATCTTGAAGAGGATGATTTTGATTTATCTTTGCTTGGATTTGATGACGACTTTTTATCCTCTCTTGAAGAGATTGAGCCTAAAGACCCTATTTTTAAGGAAATAACTGAAGTTGATCTAAGCAACAAGTGCCCAAGGTGCAATTTTGAATATGACTAACTATTCTATCGATTCTTTCGAGAATATAAAAAAAATCCCATGTCGTTTCAATGTTGTATCCTTATTCGCTGGCGGTGGCGGTAGCTCGATAGGGTATAGAATGGCCGGTGGAAAGGTTTTAGCTGCCAGTGAGCTAGTTGATGAGGCGGCTAATACTTATGAGGCAAACTGGCCTAATACAAAGGTGATTAGGGGCGATGTTAGAGAACTTTCCCCAGATTGGCTATTAGACGCTATAGGCATGGAAAAAGGACAGTTAGATCTTCTCGATGGGTCGCCGCCATGCTCTGCATTTTCTACCTCTGGCGCCAGGGATAAAAACTGGGGGAAAACTAAATCATATTCAGATGTTAAACAGGAGAATGTTGAAGATCTTTTTTTTGAGTATATAAGAATTCTTCGGGGTGTTATGCCTCGATGTTTTATAGCTGAAAATGTTTCAGGGCTAGCGAAGGGTAAAGCTAAAGGCTACCTAAACGAGGTTCTTCGAGGATTAAGTGATAGCGGTTATCATGTAGAGTGCAAGCTACTTGATGCGAAATTATTAGGTGTTCCGCAATCAAGGCAAAGGACTATATTTGTTGGGGTTAGGAATGATCTATATCATGACGATATGAAAGGAAGAATTCACCCTCTGCCATGTAATTACAAAGTTTCTCTAACCGAAGCATTTAAAGGTATAAAAAATAGCGAGCAAGATCTTTTAGATTGCAGTATGGAGGGTTATAAGGTTCTTGAGTATTTAAAGAGCCTAAAACCGGGAGAGCAGCACGGTAAGTGTTTTAATTTATTGAAGGCGCACCCGTATAAGCCTGCGGGTTGTATAACCGCTACAGGTGGTTGCTTGTCTGCGGCGGCGGTTAGGCATTGGGATAACAGGGGTTTTACTATTGCGGAGATCAAAAGAATTATGTCGGTTCCCGACGACTACATATTGACCGGAAATTACAAAAAACAGGCTGAAAGGTTGGGCAGAATGGTTTGCCCGCTTATGAGTAAGGCCACTTCTAATGTATTGGTTAATTTGGGGCTTTTTAATGAAAATTCCTGAAAATTGGGACTTTAACAACAAAGAGACAGTCTCTTGCATTGATGAGCACATACCTAGCGAGCTTCCCTGGTATCCATTGGCATTAAATATGGCTTGTTTCTTAGCAAGATGCTATTTAGGAAACGGCAGCTCTATAATTGATCTTGGCTGCTCTACTGGAGCCGTTACAAGGCATTTATCAGAAACAATAAATGATAGGAAGGTATCATGCCTTTCAATTGACTCCTCTGAAAACATGGTTAGTGAGTTTAGCGGGTTAGGTATCGTTAAGTGCGGTGATATGCGGAACCACGAAAGCATTCCAGAATTCGATGTTGCCATACTTATGCTATCGCTTATGTTTACAAGAGCAGACGGACGGAGTGATTACCTTCATAACCTAGAGATGAAATGCCGCCCGGGTGGGGCAATAATAATCGTGGATAAAATTCTAATAGAACCCGCTTATTTAAATAAAAATCTAGGAAAGTTGACCTCTAAGTTAAAATTTGAATCTGGGGTTAATGAAGCCGATATATTAAAAAAAGATTTATCGTTGTGTGGAATTCAGCGACCAACTAGACAGGAAGACTTTTTCTTTAACGGTTATGAGAAATGGTTTCAGGCTGGCGAGTTTGCGGGTTACATAAAAGAAGTTAATTAATTATTAAATAATCAGGTCTAATATGTCCGATACTAAACAAGATAAAAGAACACCAGGGCCAGAAAAGAAGTTTTTGCCAGATTTAAAGGAAGTCGAAAAGCTCTGTAGATTGAATTGCACAGACGACGAATTAGCCGCATTTTTTGGTGTCTGTAGGAAAACAGTAGAGAGGGAAAGAAAGTCTAATCCAGAATTTAATGAAGTGATCGAACGAGGCAAAAGCTTTGGGAAATTATCGTTAAGACGTAGACAAGTAGAGCTTGCCAATAAAGGCAACCCAACAATGTTAATCTGGCTGGGTAAAGTTTATTTAAAGCAGCGTGAAAACGTTACTGTTGATGCCAATGTAACCACTGTTACTATGTCCCCAGAGGAGTACAAGCAAGCCCGCAACGAAGCTATGGACCTTGATGACTGCTGAACAAAACTTTGCTAGAAAGATTGAGTGTGAGCAAGACGGGCTATATTTCAATCGTCTGTTCTTTAAGCAGCGGTTCGGTACTAAAATGGTTGTCGGTCCGCATCATCGGGTTATACAAAAAGCATTAGACAGGACAATGCTTCCTCCCGCTGATCCGGATTTTATACCTAGATTAATTATCAACGTGCCGCCAGGGTATTCAAAGACGGAACAATGTTCGATCAATTATATGGCCAGGGGGCTAGCTATAAACCCCGGCGCTAGATTCCTGCATCTATCCTATTCTGACAAATTGGTAATTCTTAATAGTGGGACATGCCGCGAGATAACTAAATCAAAGTTGTTTCAGGAAATGTGGCCTCTAGAAGTCAAAAAAGACACTGATTCCAAAAAGATCTGGCACACCGATAAAAATGGGGGTGTTACGGCTACGTCGTCAAATGGGCAGGTGACAGGCTTTAGAGCTGGGCATATGAACCACGACTTATTCACCGGGGCCATTATTAATGATGATCCTGTTAAACCGGACGACGCATACAGCGAGACAATAAGAGGTGGTGTTAACGATTCATACAGCACAACTATAGCGTCCAGGGTAGCGGTCGAGACTAACCCAGTAATTCTTATTATGCAGCGGATCCACTGGGATGATTTAAGTGGGCATTTATTAAGGGGTGGATCCGGCGAGATTTGGCATCATTTAAATCTACCGGTAATTATAGACAATAACGATAAATACCCCGAAGAGTACACCCATGGGTTGCCAATTGACCATGGCTTGGATGACGGCTGGTTATGGCCGTTTAAACATAATCAAGATAATGAAAAGGCGCTTAGGTCACATCGAAGAAGATTTGCTTCTCAGTACATGCAGGCACCGATTAAACGAGATGAAGATACAGCGCTGTGGACAGAGGCGGGAATGGCTGCGGCGCGTGACTTGGATCATGGCCGGCATTCAGTCCCTATTCGTACTGTAGTTGCAATAGATCCCGCTACAACTGATAACGAAGACAGCGATGAGCACGGCATTATAGTTGGTAGTAAATACGGACCGAATAAATACAGCCTGGACGCTGACTATACCCGCCGGGGTTCACCCCTAAAATGGGCTACCGCTGCAATAACAGCTTATGACACACACAATGCCGATGCCATTTTGATTGAGACTAATCAAGGCGGCGATATGTGCGAAACAACATTGAGAAATGCCGGATTCCAAGGGCGCGTTATTCGAGTGCATGCTAAAAAAGGGAAAACGCTAAGAGCTGAACCTGTGGCAGCACTGTACGAGCTGGGCTATGTACAGCATAAAGCGGGGCTGCTAAGATGCGAAGAAGAATTTTTAGATTTTGATCCGATAACCCAAAAATCTGCCGGTAAATCACCTAACAGAGTGGATGCTGCTGTTTATGTATTAATCGAATTAGCGGGACTCTGGGATAATATCGGACAACTGCTAGATTTAGCAATGGGAAATAAAAAATGAACATTAGAGACGTGTGGGATTATCGGCTATCAACTGCCTCGATTATGATTGATCGGAGAGGTGGAACGTGGGTAGTTAAGATTATCAGCAAGAACAACCTAGATTATGACCCTGCGGACCCTAAAACTCTCGCTATGCCGTTGGAAGAGCATGATACAGGTTTGGCGTGGGAAGATGGCGATGAATACGACGAAGCAAAATTGACTGTTTGCTATGAGTGGTTGCGTTCTGTTCGTGATAAATACGCTCTACCCAACATTGAAGAGCTAAAGCCGGTGGTCAAAGCAATCAACATTGAGAACGCCCGCCGCGCTGCTTTGGGAGCAACTAAATGACTATTTTTAGAACGGATGCGCTACGCAACGCAATTATTACGCCGCTCAATACTCAACGCGGATCCAGTGCTGAGATACAGGTCAGGTCAGGCGTAAATGCTGGCACTGGTGGCCAAGGCACGCTATTAGCTGAATTAACAGGCAATGCAGGCGGATGGGGAACACCCACTAATGGAGTTTTGACATCGAGCGCAATCACCGACGATTCGAGCGCAGACGCTACCGGCACAGCGGGGCATTGGCAGATAAATACGTCTGGTTCTGTGTTTTTGGAATCCGGCTCATTCAGTGGCGATGGTGTGACAATTGATAACACGTCAATCGTGTCAGGGCAGGCGGTTACAATGTCCGGCGATTGGGTTAATACTGCCGCGTTTGATGACGGAGTATAAATTTGGATTTCAGTTTGTTGTTGTTCGCGCTGGATCATCCCCGCTATCCCTATCGTTTGGGTGATGTAGTAGGCGTCAACACTCTACATAGTGAAAAATGTACACACCCTCGTTTTGCCCTGTTGCACGTAAGAGGTGTGCCTGAACCTGATGGCCGCTCATCATTTTTTGATGATTTCAAAGAAATGATACAAGAGCAGCCATATTTTGCTGATCCAAGTGAGCCGGACGTAAGTAGGAAACGGTATTGGTGCGCTCATTTGCCACTGATGACTACCACCGATGCTGACAAGCTACTATCGAAACGAGAAATAACATTGACCTGGAGTGATGTTAAGCTTTTTTTGGCAAAAACTACGATAAAGGGCGGTGGTTACAAATTAATTAGTGACGGCGATCTATGACCGCAAGACTTCGGTTTGTAAACACTGCTAGCTCGGCAGGTGGAGACGGCACAACAAACGCAACTACCGGCGCTACTAGAGCCTATTCATCTATGAATGAGGCTGAGGCGGGAGAGGTAGACACTCTCGTCGATATTCAGCTAGAAATTCAGTGTACAGGCACAGCGGCAGACACAAGCACCACTTTATTTAGTACAGGTTGGTCTGTCGATGCATCGTCAACAGTAAAACTCACACCGAATTCTAGCGACATTAACACGACCGGCGTATATGACACCAACCTCTATCGAATCGCTACAACTATTAATTTCAGAGTTAATTTAGATTTCCTTGCTCCGTTTGACCATCTAATTTTGGAAGGGCTTCAGATTAGTATTACGGGGCAGTCGTCAAGAGCTGTCAGAACAAAATCATCTAGCGTCATAATTGGAAACATTTTCGACTCGGACGGAATCAATACGGGAATGACTGGTATTGATTTTTTCCAGGCTGGAATGGATTTCATGATAGCTAATAATGTTATTTACAACATGACTAGCGTTGGCTTGAAGGGAAATTCATCTTCATCTGGCGGCACCCGAACATTATACAACAACACTGTTGATTCATGCGGAAGTGGGTTGCTGATCGGTGGTTCTGAGGCAACAAATCGAGCTTTCAATAATTTACTGACGAACAACACTACAGATTATTCGGCGAGCGGTACGGTAACATCAGATAATAACGTTACGAGCGACGGCACTAGCCCTGATACTGGCCACGACAACAAAACGATCACATACACAGACGCGGCGAACGGGGACTACTCAACTAGTGATTCTGACGTTGTAGGAATTGGGACAGACCTAAGCGCTGATTCAGAATTCCCATTTGATACCGACATTAAAGGCGACACGCGCCCGGGCGGGGCGTGGGATATAGGAGCATTTCAGGAGGCCGCCTCCGGTGCGTCAATCACTGCCAATATTGATGAGGATGGTGATACAACATCAGCGGCAATGGCTACCATTGTTAGCATTAGCGCCAACATTACGGAAGCCGGCGACACTACATCAGCGGCAATATCAGCATTATCTGACAGCTCTATAACCGCAAATATAGCCGAAGAAGGCGACACAACGACGGCGGCAATGGCCACGGTTGTTAGTATTAGCGCCAATGTTAATGAGCTCGGTGATGCAACCACGGCAACGTTGGCCACAATCGTTAGCATTACAGCAAACGTTGATGAGCTCGGTGATACCACCTCAGCGGCGATTTCAACAAGCATTGCGCCAGCTCAAATCACTGCCAACATTAATGAGCTCGGTGATACTACAGCGGCATCAATAGCCACGATTGTTAGTATAAACGCTAATATTAACGAGCTCGGCGATACAACGGCGGCGGCAATATCAACTGGCGGCGTATTACTGGCGGCTAACGCTGAAATTGACATTTTCCCGGCTTATTCTGGACGCTCTGCAATATCGCCCGCGTATGCCGGCAAGGTTGACATATTATGACAGACCTCTTTATAGACAACCCATCATGTTTGGAATTATCTGATTTGATGGCGTGTGGTAGCACCGATTTAATCATTGACGCTACAGTCACCGGCACCATTTTTGATCCTGATGACGTAGAGGTGACCGGGGAAACTTGGCCGCTAGGCATGCCGTTTGATTCAGAAACATTAATCTATCGCGGGGTAACCGCTGCTGGGCTTGGGTTGACCGAAGGCGTTTTATATCGAGTAAACATTATTGCAAAAGACGGCGGCAGCAACGTGATTACAGATCAAGACTTAATTATCAGAGCGACAAACAGGCGGACAACGTGAGCGACGAAAAACTAAACGAATTACACGCCATGGCTGTTGAGCTTAGGGCGAATACTGATAATAGAGATATTCGACAAAGAATAAGCCAGGCTGTGTCCGGTGGCAATGATCTAGGCGACACTCTGCACAACATTTATTTAGATTACGGCTACCCTGAAAGTTTAGATTTTTTTAATTTTTGGAATATGTATCGCCGCTTTGGTATCGCTAAAAATGCCGTGGAATTACCGGTTAATACGGGGTGGAGTACTCCGCCAACAATCGAGGGCAGCGGACAATTTAACAGTGAGCTAGAAAAGTTAAACGAAAGAATAAATTTATGGCAGCGGCTAAAAGGGCTGGACACTCGCCAAAGAGTTGGGCGCTATGCCGGCATGTTTATGCGTGTGCGTGATGGTAAAACACCAGACCAAGAGCTGGACGGAACATTATCAGGCGAGGCGGTATTAGTCGAAATGATGCCGCTTTATGAGAGCCAATTAGAAGTTATCGAGTCTGACACGGACGCGACTAGTGACACGTTCGGGCAGCCCATAATGCTTCAATATAGTCAATCAATCACTGGTAGCAGGAACGAAGAAGCGAACGACACAATTAATATTCACGCTAGCCGAATAGTGTTTGCCGCTGAAGACAGCGATAACGGGTGGATTTACGGAATACCAGCGCTAGAAGCTGGTTATAATTTAACTGATCCGGCGAGCGCTTCGGTTTACAAAGATAAATTAGAGCAGTTTAATGAGCAATATGATGACTTCACGCGCAACCGCCACCGACGGGCGATGTGGACGCCAGGAATGGAGGCAAACACGCTAACCTCTAATCTAATGAACCCTGATGGGTTTTTTGACGTTGCTTTAAATGATGTTGCTGCCAGCGTTAAAATTCCAGCAACAATTCTAATCGGTAAACAAATAGGACGACTTGCGAGCGAAGAAGACGGAAGACACTTTTTATCGACTGTTCAGTCTAGGCGTGGGGATTTCATGACCGAAATGACCCGCAAAGT